TAAGCTCATTTCATCCAATGTCAGTTGGTCCCGGTGGTCGCGGCATGCTCAGAATAAACAGAACCACGAGCAGCACGACGATCATAACGACCTGCCACCATTCCAGGTCAGGCGGGTCCGGCGTCATTTTGTCGGGGGAAGAGAGATCAAGATGCCGCGGTCTTTGATCTCGTTAAGCAGCGCCAGAATCGGCGTTACTATGTCCTTGATGCCGGACAGCAACGTGTTGAGGTCTTCCGCGATATCTCCCTGCGTCTTTGTCTCAACGGAATCAATAACCTCTTCGCCGTGATCCTCAGCAGCAAGAGCCATCGCCTTGATGCGGTCGACCACCTCGCCCAGTTCTGATCCTCCTTGCGCGGCGAGCGCCTTCATCGACTCCGCGCTGATGTCTCCAAGGGCTAGGCTCATTTAGCCTCCGTAGTGGGTTTTATCGTCGTGGTTGTCGTAGTTACCGTGGCGGTCGCTAGGGCAGAGTTAATGTCTCCCTCGACCGTCGCCGCCGCGGCTTTGCTGGCAGGGTCCTTGATAAACGCATTCGCAGCCACATCTATCAGCGGCAGCACCTTGATAGCGATCGGTCCCACAGTTTGCGCCACCGTCTCCGCAGCGGAAGCGATTTTCTCTATCGACACGAGTAGCCGCTCCCACCATGGCAACTTTGGAGCGATCACGGGAGCAGGAGTCACTTTACCGTACCTTGCAGCGCTCCTCTCGAAAGCGCTTGAATGTATTCTCGGTCAATGCTAATCGTGTATACGCCCTTGTCCGTTACCGACATGACAAGCCCTTCGCCGACCTTTATAACCGTCGGCCGAGGCTCGGAAGAATACTGCGCAGAGAGATACATCGCGCTGATAATAAGTAGCGCTACGAGCATGCGAAAAATAACTTTTCCCATTTTAGGTTGCCTTATAAAACGACAGGGTGTTGGCGTCCGCGCTCGTCGGGAACTGATAGTATTCCAGCAGCAATCCGCCGACGATGGCGATGTTGGAGTTGCCCGGGGGGCCAGGAATAGACCCGTCGGCGTTAAGCGCAAACGTAAAATAGGGGACGGTGTACGCGGACTGCGTAGCTTGCACGACGACGGGCGGCCCGTCGGGATAGGCGAAGCCAATAGTGCAACTGAGCCCAAGCTTAGCAGCGAGGTAGGCTTGCAGCCGCTCGGCAGCCGCCACCGTGGCACAGTTCCAAATATATTCCTGATACCCGGCCTCCCCGAAGAAACCGGGCATCATCACCACCGCCAAGTCCACCATCGGGTTAACCGTAAACTTCAGGGGCGCGGGGGTAACCGGAGCAGCGGGAGGCGTCGGTGTAACCGGGAATATTCCCTGTAGCGTCCCGGCTGCGCCTCCGGCGGAATTGGTGCGTATGTGCTGCGGCATGTTAGCTCCCGGTCGTCGGCGCAGTAGGGTTTTGCGTGGTAGCCGGTGCGGAAAGTGAAGTGACTTGCGCTAGCGCAGCCGCAGACAATGCATTCAGAGCGGTCACGTAAGCCTCAGTGTCCGTAGTGAGTTGCGTTTGGGCCGGCGCAAGCGGAGCAGTTGCCGTTGCGATGGAAGATTGAATGCTGGCCACGTTGTTAACGTCGGCCGTGTAGGTGGCTTCTGCGGTGCTAGCCGCCGTAATCGCTTGATCGAGAGCAGATTGCATATGCCGTGAGTGTACAACCGTTTAGCGGCAGCGCGCAAGTATAAAAATTAGCGATGAAACTATAATCATTTTAAATGGTACCGATTGGGCTTGACGCGCCGCGCGGAGGAGCGCATACTGTCCCTTGAGCGCAATAACGGCTCAGGTTGGCGGTCCCCACGGCGCGGGCCTCGAACCCGCGCCAACCGCCGCAACCCTTTCGAGGAGGGAATGAGGAAAAATGAAAAAACTAACGTTAGCGGAATTTCTGTTCGCGATCACGTGCAGCGCGAGCCAAATAGTAGGCGTGACAGTGAACAGCGACTCTGGACAGATCGGTATTTTCCCTGTGGGTCCAGAATCGCTTACTATTCAGTACGGTACGGGAAATTACCAGACGGTCGAGGGGTACGAGTATTCCCTCGGAGCGGTGCTGCCGCTGCCCTGGAACTGGCCGATGGTCGATCTCAGCTTGACTGAAGCGGCGCAGTATGCCGTGGACTGCTGCGAGCCCAACTCTTTGTATGACTTCGAGGTGGCCGCAGCGCTTACTGAAGAAGCGCCTTCCCAGAACGTTCAGATAGCCATCTGGGACGTGATGAACCCACAGAGCGGCATCCCACTGACCGGCGGAGCCTATCAGGACATTCTTGGCGCCGAAGCCGTGGTTAATTCCGGCCAGCTTGATGCGGCCGACTTCAGCGTATTCAGTCCGCTAGTGAATAACGGCGTGTCGCCGTCATACATCGCACAGACGGGTTTTCCGGCGCCGGCGAGCACGCCCGAGCCAGCGGCTGGAGTTATGATCGGCGCGGCGCTGGTGGGGCTGGGAGTGGTGCGGAGGAAACGGGGATGAATACTGGCCTATCGGGTTTATACAACATTGCAAACACACAGTCTGCGAGAGGAGCAGAAAATTGGGCCTCCGTATCGCTTGGCCATTCTCTACACAATGGCGGCTACAATGCGGCGCAGCAGGCTACTGCCATTGTTCGCTATCGAGGGTCAAGATATTCCAGCATCCAAAGCCCTCCAAAGCGCTACGGCACCACCACCTGCTGAACCGCTCCCGTAGAAACCTTAACGCCGCTGGCCCAATACTGAGGCTGTACCCAAACAACGTGCCCGCTGATCCCGGGGACTTGAATGGTGCAGTTACCAGTGCAGGACAGCGGCGTAATAGTCTCCGAAGCCCACTGGAATGGCGTTGTTTGGTTGATTGTCGCGCTGCTGGCCACGCAGTTTTCCTGCCGCGACGTGCAACCACCGAGCTCCGGATACCAGAACTGCACAGTTTCCCCTGTTATTCCTGCCGGCGGGTTCATGGTTATACTTACGGGAACGAAGGTAGCCCGATTGACGGAATCCGGCAGCGGGAACGGTGGGAGGAAATTAGTGGTGAGTGCTGAAGCTAACTGATCTCCCCATCTCACCCAGTTGGTAGAGAACAAGCCACTCGGAACGTTACCGGAAGTCCAAAAAGTTGACTCCTGATTATATATATTATGGGCGCTCCCCAGTGCCCTGCCCGTGGCTCCCGTCACATCATTTGTACTTACTCCCTGTTGGGTAATGTTCTGGGTGTATGCGCCAATGTCTCCTACGCAGATCATATTGGTGTCGTCTGTCTGGGATGCTGGATCATTTGGATTAGGATTGTAGCAGTACGGATATGAAACGAATGGAGCGTTAACATAAACATCGCCGATGGCCGACCCGGCAACACACTCATTGACAGCATTTGCAATACAATATTTGTAATTGTCCCCGGAAGTTCCTCCGATCACTGAGGATGGGCCGCTGACATCAACCAGAGCGGCACGGCCAACGTACGCCAGGGTTGAGATAATTTTCCGATTCATAGCAGGAGAAACGTTGGTCGCCGCGCATTTCCAAAGAAACCCGGTCACGCTGGTGAATGGGTTGGTGGAGGAGCAGGCATTGGGATTTTGCCCCGTGGCTTCTCCCTGCATTGGCCTTGCGTCCATCACCCAAGTCGCCCCAATAGGCGCTGGCCCAGCGTGGGAATCAACTTGGTTTGGTTGGCTTATAGCAGGTAGGACGCCTGCAAATGTGGGGGATATTGAAATGGCATTCGGAGCCGACGTGTTCGCTAGGAATGCTGACCCGTACTCTCCTGGAAATACGGCGTAGCAATACCCATATCCTGTAGGGCATAACTTAGCGGTAGGAAGGTTACCGCCTGCCGCTTGGATGGTATATGACTGATACGATAAATAATCATTGCCATGTGATCCGAATGAGTAGATTGCGGGGAAAATAGTTGTGTAACCTGCGTTCGTACCTTTTGGGTCCGCCAAGAAATTCCACATTGGCTGACCGGCTGGGTCTCCATTGAAAAGAGCGGCTTGGACGGTGCTCCCGCAGACCATCTGTAAAGATGTTCCGGTGTGATTGAAAACTCCTCCGCTAGTTGTTAAGTACCCGCGCTGCACGGTCATGGCGGTTGTGCTAGTCATCGCCACTACTCGCAGCATCTCCTGAGTGGGTCCATTATGGTCAATGAACATCACATCTCCTACTTGAATATGTTGCAGCGTGGATGGGACACTGTTAACTGGATCACTAGTTATCGTGATTGAACTGCAATTCGTTCCATTCGCAGGAAATGGATTAGTCGCGCTACTCGTGCTGAATGGATTGCTCGGACAAGTGATGAGCGATGTCCCTAATTGGGTAGTGGATGTCAGGGTAGCCGTATATTGCTGCGTAGTGGGGCCGTCTCCATCGGCTAACCAAGTAATCCATCCTGGAGCTCCGCTGCTAGCCGCGAACGGCGTGTGAATGTTGCACCAGGTACAGAGCGGCTGAGTATATGAAGGCATTGCAGCGATTATTTTGAAACTACCGGAATCCGTACCAGCAGGAGTGCGAGGAATATCTGTCCCTAGGGTATAAGCTCCTACGCCTCCGTAGTAATTTTGCTGCGTAGAGAAATATACCCCAATATAAATTCCTCCGATCCCAGTCGGCCCTGCCGGTCCATTTCCTGGAGTGAACGAGATTGCAGAAAGCGCTGAATTAAATGCCACCATATCTGAATAAACGTCCGTCGATGACATTTGCGTAAATGCCATGCATAGGCCTGATTGGGGACAAGTCGGAATTGGCGTACCGGCAGTTCCGGTCAACCCGGTGTCGTTAGTTAGTTGAGCTCGCACGATGTATACGCCACCACCGAAATAAACAAACCCGCAGTACATCGCTCCCGTTATCGACGGGTCCCACTGATAAGTCTTCTCTGATCCGCAGTCTTGGTTTGCCGGTCCCAAGCCACCGCTCGTATCCCAGATTACTTGCCCCTTCGGCGTAGGCTTTCCGCCGGATAAGGGATAGAAATACAAGTCGCTTTCCACGAAGGAATAATAGCCTTTCACGCCACCAACGGTAACCACGGGGCTAGTCGTATAGGTCGGAGCTCCCTGGGGATTCATCTGAACCATCGGCGCGGTTCCGTAGGTGTATGTGGTGGGACCGATAACGCAACTTCCTGTACACCACGCCAGAATGCCGAAATTATTAGCAGTGAAGGGATACGTTCCGCTCGTAACCGCTGGGCACGAGGACAGGGTTATTTGAAGCTCGCTCTGCACGCTCCCGATAGTACAGACTACAGAATTTACTGTAATTAGTGATCCCGCTACCCACTTGAGGATAAATGGGAATCCCGTAGCCGAGGTTAATACACCCGTTCCGCTCACATAACTTGCCGTTCCCGTAACAGTCGATACATCTACCGAACTTACGGGGCACGGGCCGCTATTCTGAAGACAATCCATCAGCGCTCCAGTGCCGACCGCATAGGACGAACTTGATGTAGTGATTGCTTGCGTATTTTGCGCGCTAGTTGCGCAGTTAACGCCATTCACCGTGATGCAGGTTATCAGGCTCTGACCGCTGGAGGATGAACTCACTCCGGTATATGAGATTTTGATCCAATCAAAGGAATTTCCTGTCGATCTGGTATAGGTAGGACCTCCCGTAATTAAAAAACCATCAGCACGCAAGAATAGCGCGTTGCTTACCGATCCAGCGCCAGTGAGCGTGTTCGTTCCAGTGGGAGATGGCGTGGCCCATCCTGATCCAGCGAATGCGCTCACGAAGGATTGGCTACTCGATGCCGTGTCAGCAAGCACCGTAGCGCGCTGTGCTGATATGCCCGTAACGGGATCAATGATTACCTGGTTCTGGTTTGTCCAGTTGATCGTATCTAGGGCATATTGGCCGGGATGATTCCGATCAACAGCCAAACCATTGTTGTGGGTATTCCCGACCGGTACGTTCTGGGTAGTGAAAGTAAACGCTGGCTCAACTGTGCTGCCGCAAGTGAGTTGCCCCTGATATTGCGTAAGCGCCTGAAGTGCGCGCACGTGACCTATACCACTCGAATCGAATCCCCGCACTAGCGGCTGGCCGACCACAAATGTGCGATTGTTTCCCAGTGAAGATGTGCCGGCTGATCGGCTGTCGAGATTCGCGCCAGTGAAATCTCCGCCGAGGGAGGCATTCACGTCAGCCGCAGTCGCGCCGGTCGCCACGTTCGTTACTGCGATAGAGCATACGGAAGAAGTGCCGGGATTGTAGATGATAATCGCTTGAGTCGGAGTGGTCGTAACTCCGTTCAATGTATATTGCCCAAACACAATTCCTGGAAATATCAAAAAATACAATATCTTCACTGGTTAGTTCCGAAACAAATTACGTCCCAAGCATAAGGAGTGGCCGCAGTCAATCCAGCCGTGCCCGCTGTCAGCACAAAAGTAGTAGCTGTCGTAGTTCCCCTAACATCTGTGGCTTGTCCCGCAACTGGACCGACTGTTGGAGAAAACACGCAGTGAGGGGCCGTTGCAGTTCCTGCGATATTGGTGAATCCCAGATTAAATGTGACTGTCATTATTGTTCCACTGGTAGCCGCTGGAGTTCCGGTAGTCAATGCCATATTGAAGGCGCTATCATTGCCGGTGATCGTACAGCATGTCGGCGAAGTTCCCCCAGCCGCGCCAACTACCCCAGTCGGTGCCGAGCTGCTGCCGATAATATGGGATAAAGCCCAGTCACCAAAGGCGTGGCCGCTGTTCTGATCTCCGAGTTGCATAACATTCCCCGCAGCTCCGCTTCCTCCATTGGAGACTATCCCAAGATTCGAGACGTTGAACCCGCTAAATCCATTGGCCGAACCGGCAGAAGCTTGGACGGCATACTGAAAATTGACTATGCCAAATCCATTAACTGTGGCTATAGAATTGTTTCCAGTCGAGGACGGAACTCCAGGACCAGTTATTAAAAAATTAGGCGTACTAACGCCGCTCCACCCTTGTTGAAGAGTGGTCGTGGCTGCCGTGCTGGCCGATCCTGTCCATCCAGTCCCAGTGAGATTTATTATTGGGCTTGCTTGTGCTGCTCCAGACGTGGCCGCTGTAGTGTTGGCCCAAGTCCAGTTGACTGCGGAGGTTTGGTTGAACGTTGTGCCAAATGCTGCATTCGCCAGCGTCAAAGCGCCAGCAGCGTTAGTGATTGAACTCCATGCGGAACTACCACCGCCACTATACTGAGGAATATTCAATGTTGCTGTGGAAGAGTTATAGGTGGCTGCTCCGCTACTACCAGTAGTTGTAAGGGTTAGGAAGGTTGTATCAAGTGAGCACGTCGTCAATGCCTGCGTTACAGTTTGGATCAAACCAGTTCCGCAAGCCATTGGATTAGTACTGGCTGAGGCAATGAATGCCGTTCCCCCGCCTGTATTCCATGACCCACTATTGAATGTTACACTCCAAATAGCGATTCCGGTGTTTCCATTCGGCATCCCAGTGCCGGAGTTAACTGCGCATGACCCTCCGGAACATGTAATACCACTAGCAGATCCCACCGCAGCATCGAAACTTCCTGTGTTATCGATATAAAAATAGGCTGTTCCCGTAGAAGATCCAGTGATTGGATAGGAAACGGGTCCAGTGAATGTAAAAACTTGATTACCGAAACGTGCAGTGCATGGTAGCAACGTTGTCGCCGTGGCTGCAGCCGTCACCGTTCCTGTGGTGATTGTTAATGCACAATTAGCGATCGATCCTAGCCCACTACCGCTGCCACCAGAACCGCAATTGGGAGTCACCCAAATAGTCCCGTTACTGGCGGCCTTAACTCTGGTAGTACCACTCCCCGTTGACACGTCGCAAAGCGATGCTCCATCGGTAATAAGGATCTCCCCACCACTCCAAGTTGATGCGGACGGCAGTCCCCCAGCGATGGTGTAGGTAGCTGGCTTGACTGGACCGAGAGCTTGTCCGAGAGAACAACTAGCAATAACAAGCATCAAAAGGAGTGGCTTCATTTTATTGTCCAGTCACTAGAAAATTACAATTCTCCGCAGTCATGGCTGCGTTTGCCGGTAAAGTTAGTACGGTAGTAGATCCCGCAGTCGGAGCGTAAGTACCACATCCAGTCGGTCCTCCGGCTATCGTAAGAGCCGGGTTATAAACGAATCCAGTAGAGAAAAAATTAGAGTACGCGATGGTTTGGGCGCTTCCAGTCTGAGCGTATCCAGATAGGACGCACGAGAGCGTTTTTAACACTCCAGAGGTGGATGCCGAACAGTAAGCCCCTCCTGATGTCCCTGCTGCTGATAGCCCTGGATAGGTCGTGAATTGCGTCGTTACGTTATTAAAAGTCAACGCTCCAATATTCGGATAGTCATGCGCATTGTTGACGATCTTTATGCCTGCGGCCAAATTGGTGCCAGTGATATTGGTTAGGGTAGCCTGCGTCGGTCCGGTTTGCTGTCCGTTATCAGCTATCCAGATTGCCGTAGGGGCAACCAACACAACGAATGATACCGGAGTAGTGCTTAGCGCTGCCGTAGTGTTCTGCGACAACGTTATGGATGTAGTTCCGCCACCCGATGCGATCGTTGTGTTAGGTGGTATGCCAGCGCCATAGACGGCATAGCCGTTAGCCGTTCCCGTGCCCGAGGCCACTGTCAGGGCCGTGCTGCCGCTGCTAGCCGTGCCTGTCGTGCTAGGGCCTGCCAGCGAGGAACAGGTCAGACCGTCTACCACTACGGCGTGAGTGTAGGCCCCCTGGATGAGCAAGCAGCCTACATCGGCATTCGAGGTGATCGTTACCGTGTCGTTATAGGACTTAATCCCCCCCGCGCCTTTGTTCACATTCAAGGAGATTCCGCGGTATTTTGATACCACGATGTTATTTGCCGAAGTAGAGGATGAGGACTGAAGATCCTCGGCCGGCGCCGCTGCTGCTCCAGATCCGCCAGATGTGATCAGATTATTGCTGATGAGTGTGTTGGTTGAGATGTTTCCGCCCTCATCACTATCGGCGATTGCCGCTCCAGGACCAGAGCCCGTGTAATAAAACGTTACCTGGTTGTGGTCGATCAGGTTATTGTATGTGTTGACGCTAACGCACGCGAGATAAGATGTTCCGGTGCATTGGATGGTGTTCCCGTGAACTGAAATCTTGGCACCCGCCTCTCCAGCTAAAGCGCCGCTGCCTCCGTTCAGAGTATTATCGTGAACTTTCCAATCCGTCGGGTTGCGCTCCATATCCAAAGCAATCCCGCCCGGGATATTGACCGTGTTGCGGAAAAATTCGGTACTACGATGCTGGTTGAGTTGGCTCATCTCTTGGCCAGGGGTGCTTCCGAGATAAGTGAACACGTTGTCGAAGATCTTCATTCGCAACATTTGACTGGCTACAAAGGCTTGGTCGTGGAAATTCCATGTGATGCCGGAGACACTGACATCCTTGATGATTTCCGAGGACGATACGACGTTGAGTTGAACTCCGGCTTGCTGGGAGAAGTCCTGCGACAGTGGCCATGCAAGGCCCACAACACCTGTACCTGTATTGCCAGCAATCGCCACTTGGTTCAACTCGCCGTAATACTGTCCGCCCCCACAAAAAGAGCATACGGCACCGCGCACGAAAACGTACTGGCCCAGCGGGAAATTGGATGCTTGCGCTGCGGTTGTCAGCGTTACATAGGTCGTTCCTACGACTGCGGTAGAAGCCGTGACAGCATAGCCTGTATCAGTCTCGTAGCTGTAATTTGTAGTGGTTCCTTCTCCCCAGCCGATATCTGACAGACAAACTGGAGTGGCATTGTCGGTGAAAATGGTTCTACCGCCGCCGTCCCCCACTATCGAAACATTTGCGCCCGAGAACCGGACGCATTCCTCCGTCCCATTCGGCCCGGTGGCGGAATTGAAGTAGTAGGTTCCGGCAGGGAAATACAATGTAGCCGCTGCGGTTCCGTTAGCCGTTGACCATGTTTGCAGACCGGCCGCCGAATCAGTAGCGCCCGTTGGATCTACCCCTGCAATGGTGGTTGCATTTATCCAATCAGGGGTAGGGGTAGTGGCAGCGGTTCCCCCGAATACGGCTATCCGCGTTGGGGCGGTAACATAGGTGATAGTTAAATTACCGCTTGAATTGGATACAGAAAAATTCGGCGGGAACATCTGGTTGCCGCTCGAATTAGTCGCATAGGCAAACGCATTTATCCCCTGTCCATGAGAAGTGGCTAGAATTACTGACCCGCTAGACGGCACAGTGGTTGAGCACCCGCTAGCGCACAAGGTATACGCCGTTGTGCTGGCCCCAGTGCTGCCCGTCAGACCAGTAGGTCCTGTAACACCGGTTGCCCCAGTAATTCCTGTAGGCCCGGTTATCCCTGTGGGTCCGGTAACTCCCGTGGCTCCCGTAGCACCTGCTCCAGTCGGTCCCGTAGGTCCAGTGGGGCCGCTTGGTCCACCGCTAGGACCGGTCGGCCCAGTCGCGCCCGTTGGGCCATTCGCCGGCGGGCAAGTAACCCGCCCCAATAAAGGGTCGAAGTGCGGCGTGCAATTTTGCGCATAAGTTACGCCAGCGACCATCCACGCGAATATCACCCAAGCAAATAAGCGCCCCATTTGTATCTCCTGTCCCTAAACGGTCTTTGCCTACGCGACGGGCCGCGCTGGTCTGCCATTACTTGCACGTTGTAAAACAAATCCAATAGGCTCAATTCTTCCGGATGGCTGGGATCTCCATAAGCCTTGTTGCGAAGGTGCTCATACATCGAAAACCACTGCTTGGACCTGGCCGCGTTACATGCAGTCGCATGCGCGAGGAAGTCGCGGCAATTGTCGATCCAGATCACGTAATTGGGGTTAGTTGGCGCTGTCCCCGACGCATAGTAGGTGATCCGCAGAAGCACCGATCCCGTTGCGCCGCGGAATGTCAGCCGTCCCTGCGCCCACAGGTAATTTCCGAGAGTTGACTGCGGGAATCCATCCAGAGCGGCGGGAAAGTCAGTAGGGAACACTTCTGTGAACGGCTGATTGCTGGCCGGATAGAAAAACCCGCTCGTTCCCGGATTCCCGTCTGAGGCGCTCCCGTTGAGGGAAAATGTCGATGTCCCGGTGACCGTGGCGAACCAATTACCCCATGGAGCCGGCGTACCAGCGATACCCGAAACGATTCCCTCTGACATGCTGCCGTTCGGGCCGAGATTATGCGGCGCCACAGTAGTTACGTTGATTGGCGTTGACGTGTCCGTGCTCAATATCGCGATCGCATTTGTAGCCGCGCACTCCTCGATCATCTCGGGCTCGGAAAAGTCCACAATATTGTAGGTGGTTGGGATAACTACTGTGGTATTCGGCGGAAGCACAATGTATGCCGTTGGCCGGACACGTTTGCTGCCGCCGGTCAGTTTACTGAACATCGTGCGGTACGGCTCGCCCAATAGTGAGCCGCTTCCAACTACGCCTCCCGATGCATAGCCAGTCAGCAGATAATTGTTGGTGTAAATTTCACCGCCTGCTATCTGGGTATCAGATAGCAGGCTTCGAACGTCGTCGAAAACATTCTGGACTGTGCATTCGGCCATGTCACTGTACGGTCACTTTGGAGTCCGACGGACGTTTGGGTGTTGGACGAGTCTCTGGACGAGTTTCCGGAGCAGGGGCAGGAACTGGCGGCGGAGGCGGCTCCAGTTCTTCCTCATGGTGCGGCAGGTCCGGAACATCGGGACGGTTAGCGAACCGTACAACTCCCCTTGTGGCTTCGGGATACTCCGCATTCGCGCGAAATGGAAACACCCGCTCATCACGGGTGTGCGGTTGCCCGTATTTCCAGCCGCAAGCCTGACATCCGATCGCGTTCAAGATGCTGTCGCAGTTTGGGCAGAGCATATTATGCCGTAGGCCTCAGTCTTTCCAAGTGCGCCAGATTCGCCGGCGTCTCGCGAACCTGCTTGCCGCACGTCCCGCAGACAATCGCTATATTGGGAATTATCGACTGGCACCAAGGGCACGGACCGCTATCGCGCGCGATCGCCCGATGGCTCCATTCCCGCTCGAATCCCAGCCATTCTGCGGCGAGTCGCATGGTAGACGTGATTTCCTTCCAATTATTTTGCTTGTGGAGTCTCTCCCCCTCGGTGAAGAGGTACTCGAAATACAGCGTCTGCATTTCGGTCATCCGCTGGACTTCATCCACTGCGGCGCCGGGAAGCGTGCCAGTATCCTCGAACTTTTTGAGTTCCACCTTCATGGGGCGGATCCCGATGACGCCGGGTGCGGCTCCCTGCGGGACGTTGTATAACCCGCCGGTCCATTCCTTGAGGATATCAGCTTCGATAGACTCCACCGGAACTGGCTTAGGCAGCCGAGGTTTCTGCGCACTGTTGTTTCCCAGAGAGCTCAGCGCCACGATGTCGAGCACGTTCTCGAAGGAATCGTAAAGTGCCATCACGAAAGGCTTTTTGCCGCGCGGTACGGGATCAAGGGTAAACGCCGTAGACCGCTGCGCGCCGAGCCCCTCGCTTTGCCGGCTGGGGCCATAATGGCGCCGGATCGTTGGCAACTGGCCCGGGTAGATGCTGGCGATGAATCGAACGTCGGGTATATATTGAGCCATAGGTTACCTTTGCGGAGAGCTGAATTGTCCGCAGGTCTGGATACCGACTTGGTAGGGCTCCATAGATTGAGGCGCGGGCATAATTGGTTCCGGAGTGCAGCCAACACGCGAGTTGATTGTGGCCAGTTCTCCACAAAGGCAGCACAACCGAGCGCCGATGTCGTCGATCATACCGCGCACGCTCGTTGGCATTGGGCGATTGGGGCCATCCTCTCCCTCTCCCCACAGATGTCCGCGTAAGATCGCGACTCGCTGCTCTGCCAGCGCCATGTGATTCTGAATTTGTTGAACTAGGCCCGTTAGGGTGGGTTCATTGATTTGTTGATTTGTTTGTATCATTTAGTTTAACCTGTCCTTCCTACTCCACGGCATCGAAACGAAATTGCTGCGCTTGCCGGGTACGGGGTTGAGGAATGCCGGGAAGCTGTCTCGCACCGCAGCCTCTATTTCCTTGTTAGTGGCGTCTTCCTTGCGAACTTCGTATTGCGTCATGTCCTCAAGCCTCAACGCGAACGACAGCCGCGTTTGTTCGCGTACCTGCGCGATGAAATCCTCGGTATCTGGAAGATTTGGTTCGGCGGTCTCTCCGGGAGACCGCGGCAGCCATGCATCTGTGGGCACCCTCCATCCCTTCGCCGGAAAATCCGCACCGGGGAACCGGTTATTCCAGATTTCCATCAGTGCATCATGTGATGGTGCGCGGCCTTGAGGCGTCGGATCGCCATGCTTGCCAATCCATCCCCAGATGAGCTGTTCCGGCGTCAGCAGCTTCGTCATGTACCATGCGGAACGTGCTACCTGCCGGTCTCGTCGATAGACGGGAACCGTCATTTCCTCGATGCAGGTAACCGCTCCCCCCCCACCAACGAGCGGCACGGAAAACTCGCGCGCCTTCCGCTCCGTATTCCCGGAATTAAACGCCGGCCAGAATAATTTATCCGAATGCTTCCAGGAAAAAATAGGGCGCCCATCCGAATAGCGCCCAAGCTCGCGACCGAGCAGTTCGTTTAATCCGTGCAACTGTAAGGCATCCATCAGAAATTAGCCCCATTTGAGCATTGCAGACCGCTGGAAGGCGTTACGGATGGCGTACCAGCCCAATATGTCCCCGTGAGCACTGAAGAGGCGTATACGAACTCCTGGATGGCCCATACGTGGTCATTCAGCAGAGGAGCCCTGGTGGATAACGTCAATGTAGCGTCCGTGTACGTGCCATTAGCCGCTGATGTTGTTATCGTAGCCGTCGACCCCGATACGGCAGTCACCTTATACGTGCCGTTCAGGGCCGTAGTGGCCGACCCAGCCAAGGTTATCTGCGCTCCCTGCCAAAGATAGGAAGTTGAGGAGAACGTTATCGTACCAGTTCCACCGGAAACAACCACGTTGGTTAGCGTGCCGCTGGAAATGTAGAACGTCGACAGCTTTGAATATGCCGGCGCATTGCAAACATAGATCAGATTAGATCCAGAGTAAAATAGCTGCTGGACCACGGAGTTAGGGGGAGATCCGCCAACTTGGTTGACGGCCTGCCCCTGACCCTGGGAGAACAGCGGAGCCGCTAGCAGCGAGAATAGAACTATTCCGCGCATGCTAGGAGACGAGGTTAAGAAACAGCCCGAATGTAGTCTGCGCCGTGCCGCCGTTCGTATATACGAAGCGCCAGTACAGCGCAGTAACGTCCACCGGAGTGATTGTCAGCAGCGTGGCCGCAGTCACGGCAGTTGTGCTGAGAACATCCGTGAAATTGGTGCTGGATGGATTATCCGATTGCTGCAGCACTAAGCTACCGGCGTGGTCGGAATACACCGAACCAGACAATATCGGCTGGCCTCCAACACCGGACTGCGCCGCCATCTGAAGCGGCTGAGCAAGTGAAAAAACCGCCACAGAAAGCCAGGGACCAGTGAGGACCGCCGACGCCCCGAGGGGAGGTTGGCTCGTCGGAGTGGCCGTCGAATAGGAATATACTCTCTGCATATCAGACTCCTTATTGACCCGTGGGGATTGCCAGCGAGTAGAACACCACCGCGCACCCTGGGTCTACGCTATAAAGCTGTCGCGTGTTGACGATGTAGAACTGGAAGCCGGCCTGTGGGTTGCCAGTACTGGCCGATCGGCCCATGAAAATGCGCTGGCCTTCCGGCGTTTGAACGAAGTCGATGTCCGTTAGTTGCGTCCATCCGAAGTTGGAAGGATTCAACCAATCGACGCGCGCCTTGCCAGCGTAACGGCTGACATAGTGCGTGACGTCGCCGGCCATGAAGGTATCTCCGTAGTCGGTACCCTTCGGAGCCAAGTCAATCATCTTGTCGGAAGGTCCACGGAACCAGTTGCTGATGGTTAGCCCTTCCAAGTACCAAGATACGCGCTGGGCGAGGTGGCAAACGCCAATTACTGCGCTGTAGGCCTCATCATCCCGACGCTGGGTCAACTGCGACTTTCCGGAATAGAGCAGGGAAGGAGTATAGAATCCCGACTGCCCGTTAACCGATGGGGTAGCGAGCTCGTACGCCGTGGTGTAGGATAGGCCGCCGAGGGAACCACTGGTCGACGTGGTATTGAACGTGTAGATGCCGTTGCGCCACGAGCCGGCCGCTGCCGTGTACGACCCAGCCGATGCGCCGAGTCCCATATTGGGAAACATGATCTGATCGGTGTTAGTCGGACTGTAGGAACCGCCCGCAGACAGGGTAATCGTCAGCGTGTTACTGGCAAAGTTGATATTGCTTACGCGGGCTCCGGCATACAGTAGCAAGTTGGCCGTGCTGTACACATCCACGAGCGTATTGTTTCCACGGATGCGGTTGTAGGCGAAGGTGCTTTCCAGATTATAAGTGACCTTGTTACTGACGATGGCCGGAGATCCAGTCCCGTTCGCCTGCGCGAGCGTTCCGGTGCTGTCGCCAAACAATCCGATCTCGTTGTAGAGAGCCATCTCCGAGATAGCCTTGCCGAGAGTGAACTGCAGCGCGTTTGTAATCGCCTGCTTGGCATCCTTGCTGCCGTAAATTGCGCGCAGTGGCAAGTTGAACCCTAGATCATTCTCAAACGTCCCGAAAGCCATGAACGCCGAGTTCATCATGCTGCCAGTCCCGAGATCTGCGCCATCCAGCGAGATTGCCTGATAATCTCCGCCAATGTTCAGTAGGACCGGGACGCGCCACGCCAGCACTGGGCCACCGGCGCTGTAGGTCGGGGAACCGCCCGATGCCGCATCCGTAAACGCGGACACTTGATGCTTTTCGGCCTGTTTATTGAACAGGTTGGCGAACTTACTCTGCTTCTGTGCGAGAAAATAGCTTAATTTTGGGCGAACTTGCTCCAACATCGTTGGAATGACGTTCGCTGTTTGAGCAGTGATGCTCATGCAGTCCCCCTTGGTGGGTGAATTTTAAGGGAGGACTAGAATGCGCGGATAATCGGGCATCGACAGGAAGGATTCACCGTCAACGCACCGCAGTTGCCTCCGCCCACTGTTTGTCCCATTCATCGCTGCTCATACGTCCTGTCGGCTGACCATTACTCGGGGCCGGTGCGGGGCGGCTCGTTCCGGCTGGTTTAGCAGCGGGAGCGGAGCGGCTGAGACGGGCTTGGGTAGTGGCGTTAACGCGCTTTTGCGCGATTGCGGGCAGTACGCGCGATGCGCGCGAAAGAAAATCGTTGATATATGCTTGGATGCGGGGCTGCAATCCCTTGCCGGGAGAACCCTGCGTCCAAGTGTGGCGATAATCGGCCATCAGTTGATCAAAATTTTGGCGATGCTCAGTAAACCATGACTGCATGGCAGGATCGGTGGATTTCATCAGAGAATCGATCGCTTCGCGCTGTATACCGGCCTTTAGGTCGGCATACGCGACTTCGTTGAATTTTCCCTTTACGGGAGCCAATAAGGCGTCGATTCTGGATGATAGTTGGTTGAATTTGGCACCCTCGACGGCAGTATTGTTGAAGTTTACTACCTCGCGCTTGAGTGCGGCGTCCTGCCTGGCGTAGAAATCTCTCTCCCGCTGCTCGAATTGGCTGCGTTGCTGGGCTTGAGGGTCCGCCTTGGGAAGTTCCTTCTGATACTGCCCAGTCAGCGCCCAGTCCATCGACTGCGCATCGAGTAAATCCTGTGGGTTTTGAGTCTGCGCAGCTTTTTCGTACATCTGCGCCGTCAAGGACTTTCCCATCGAGGAAACAAACTGGCTATATGCCTGCGGGTTGATCTGCCGCAACATATCTGGCGCCATCTGCGCCATTTTGGTAAACGATCGCTGGTAAGAGGCGCGCGTGGCTGGGTCCGGATGGTTTGCGCCGGACAGGTGAGACATCACGCTTTTCAGGGATTCTTCCGTACCGAAATGCCAGTCATTGAACATTGTGCGCATATCGCCGGCCTGTATCGCGGCGTTTTGCGCTTCCATCTGATTGGCAAAAATCTGGCCAACCGACTCGGAATACTTCAGCGCGTTGGTAACTTTGGGAAGTTCCGCCTTGGGAAGCACGTAGGACTGCCCATCTGGCGCCAGTTTCCACGGCACGTCCGATGGGATAGCTTCCGCCTGTACGGTAGGCGCTTCGCCGACGGGAGTATCGATAGGCGCTTCGAACGGCTGCTGCGAACCTTCGGAACCTGATTCCCCGGCAGGGGCCGCTTCGCCGCCTGCTTCGAGAGTTTCGCCGCCCGTAGCAGAATCGAATGCATCGCCTAAGAGGGATCCTAGTTCGGCATCGCTACCACCTACGGGCATACCCCCCGTGGCCGAACCGACATCCCCAATACCTACAGATACGCCTGCCATCTGTTCGGGAGGATACTACGTTTTTGTGGAAATTGCAAGATCGGGTTAAAATCGACACCATGATCTATGAACAATTCCTACTTTCGCTTTGCCTCTGGAGAGAGGTCCGCGGACAGTCACAGGCAGCGCGTGCGGCCGTAGCGGCGGTGATCCGCAACCGTTCAACTGACGCCGAACATCGATGGCCGAAAACCATCCCAGGAGTAATTCTGCAGCCGCGCCAATTCTCCAGCTTCAACGCCGGCGATCCCAATGCCGTACTTTTCCCGGTACCCAGCAATGTCCAGGATTGGGAGGCGTGGCAGGATTGCTGCGACGTGGCCACCATGCCGTTGACTGCGGACCCCACGCAGGGAGCGAATAGCTATGAGTCCGAGCCTGCCGGAATGCTGCCGCGCTGGGCCGACCCAGAGAAAATAACCGTCATTATTGGGCCGTTCCGGTTTTACAAGCTGTAGTACGATGGAAGCATGTTTCCTGCTTTCCTGATTCAGCTAATCGTAGTGCTCTTGATCGTCGGATTGGTATTGTGGGGGATTTCTCAGATCCCGATGGATCCGACTATCGCGCGCATCATCCGCGTAGTCATTATCATCGTGGTCTGCATTTGGCTGATTTACTTCCTAGTCGGGATGCTGCCGCCGACGGATTTTGTCCCACGGAGATAGCTAGCGCGTCCTCTCCTCCACGAACCTATTGCATTCTTCCCTCGCCGCCAAGCAGCCATTGCTGAGTCGGCGCCCCATCATCACCCGCAACTGTTCCGGCATCGACGTAACAAGCCCCGCGTACCGCGCGTGATACTCGGGACGGTGCGCTGCCATGGACTGGGCATCCATCTCGGCCAATAGCACGTCGCCGGTGTCGTGAACGTATGACTTCGGCTCTGTCTCTGCGGTGCGACTGACGGCTGGATTGGACGCCAGCGCGATCATTACGCGCGTGGCGATGGTTTTAATTAGACGCATGGCCAATAGCCTCGCAATGATGTACTGGCAATTTCCTGTATTCCTGGACTTTTCGATTTGTTTTAAGGTCTACTATATGCGCCCATTCCAATGGATCTTCAGTTTCCTCCATGATCCTCTCCACTAAATCCATTGCCCCCTTTTTTGTTCTCATTCCTCCCTTAAAGTCCCCCCACCCGCCGCGCGGTTCGTAATCCTCTCCAGCGAATACCAAAAATCTAGTTCTCCAAAACATATCCCTATTGTATCCCTCCCAGTGGTGCCGGTGGCATCCCAGGAGGCGGCATCTGCCCCGGTTTTGGTAACGGCGGAACTGCTGCAGCCTGCACGCCTTGCGGCAGAATGCCTGAGTTGGTCAGCGCCGCAGTTACAGCAGGGTCGCCTAGATCAGAACCCTTCAAACTAACCGCCACACTAGGCTTAACCGGAGGCTTGGGAGGTGGTTCCTGCGCCTTCTTTTGCTGAGCCTGTCCCCAAAGTTGCACGTTCTGGTATCCGTCTGGATTGCTTTCCTTCATCTCGAAATTGGTTATCAGGTACGCGATGGCCAACTTACTAAAGAAATCTCCATCGTCCTCCCAGTCCGGCTGAATACTGGATTGCGATGGACCAGGTTGTCCGGTTTGCGGATCGATCGGTCCGGGTTGCGGCTTATCTTGCAGTAACCGGCCAATTACGTCCATGCCCTTGTCGCGATCATCAAGGTGCGGTACCCGCATCCCCGGCATACCGAGAAGCGTCTTAAACTCGAAAATATTCAGCGGATCATCTAGCCCCCAAGCCTTCAGAATTTCCGCTGGCTTGTCGAGCATCCACATCAGCAAGTCGCGCTGCTGGCCCCACGTCATGGGGATCGCCTCGTCCGCCTCAAAGTGGAAATTGCCACCCTTCAAGTCTTCCATCACCACAGAAACAGAATCGAACTTGCCGTACTCATTGGCTTTTTGCTTGGAGAAGGCCAGCACGCCGTCCTGATTCTCGGACAGGAGTTTGCATCCCTTCTCGTACAGACGCTCCAGAGACTTGCCGATCATCACCCAGATTACGGATAGCTGCCGGATAGCTGCGTTCGTCTTCAATTCCGACTGTCGCGCCGTCGGGTCAGTGGTATCGCCACCCCAGATGATCTCCAGAAGCCCAGAAGTCTGCTGGCTCGTCGCCTCAACCTGCTGCCGGAATGGAGGGATCTGCTCTGAGAATGTAACTTGCGTTTGCTGCGATATCAGGTCATTCAGACTACCTCCTGGAGGCCGCACTGCGGGGATCAGGTCTCCCGGATTGTCCCGGCGCCGCTGCCAAGCATCCAAATCCACGCGCGTCGGATCAGCGAACCGCGGATCATTGCTGCGCTCGATAGTCTCGTTGCACTGGTTGAGGATATTGTTCAGAATGTCCTGCGTGATAACCCAGTCATCGCCCAGCGGATCGGCCATTATGCGCTTTGTTGGCTCCGGCTGGCATTCCTGCCAGTGATCCTGGATTTTACGTCCTTCCAGATCCATCACATGTCCCTTGATGGCCGTGATTCGTACACCGTCCGGGAAATTATCCGAAATTAACTGCCGCGCCTGCTTATCCTCTATCAACTCGTACTGTGTCGGGGACCAATCTTCCTCAATAACCCCCCACCGGCTCTCCCGCTTCGGCCGCACGACGCCGATCGGCGAAGCCATCGCGCTGCGAATGGACTCGCCGTACTGCAAGGAAGCACTTTGGTCCTCGAAAGCGTTATCTCCGTCCTTAATTGCATTACGGAGCAAGTCTCCGTATTTTTTCAGCAGCCGCGCCTTTGGCTTCTCACGCTCGCGCCGTATCCAGTCGCAGTCATTGACGCCTTGCCGACCATCGGCGTCCAGAGGAACGGAAACCTCGCTCGCGTCGGTAATCTCGATTTCCAGATTGCCCTTCGGCATCCGCTTAGGCGGCGCTTCTCCCGGAGTGCTGACTGGCGTAGGGGATTGATAAGATCCTTGCGACATGTCGCCGCCACACTCTGAGCACATATCGCCCTCGCCAGTGGCGCCGCATTCCGGGCATTGCGTTCCTCCGCCAAGCGCCGCAGTCTCCTCCGCCAACTGCGGAACGTCCTTCCATCCGTATTTGTCGCCGTCTTCAACCCATTCGATTGTCCAGAAGCTCGTCCCGAAATTGTACAGGGAAAATACCAGCCAAAGAACCTGTACTTGGAGGTCGCACTGCTCGCGGATGTACAGAGCTGCGTTATTAGCTGCCCGGGCAGCCTGGATATCCTTCTCGTCGCTCGGGTCATTGGGTACCGCTATCGCATTGGGTATGCGCGTACCGAGCACGGCTTCCAGCTTGCGGCAGTAGCCGCGGTAGATGTTCTGCGTGTAGTCGTAAACGCCGTTCCCCTGCCACGAAGAGTCTGGCAGCACTGAACCATCAACTCCGGTGGCGTCTATGAGCCCCTGGTAAAGAGCTGGAGCGAAGTAGGCGAGATCCCTGTAGTACAAATAATTTTTGTGTATTTTACGGAGAATCCAAACGCGGTCCACATCTGACTCGTCCGCCATTTCCGAAGAAATCACGCGGGCAATGGGCTTAGACAGTGCGGCAATCAGTTCCTGCTTCGATGGCGCTGGATCGGTGGGGCCGAGGATTTGCATGGGCTAATCTGCTGGCTCTGCCCCGCCCATGACTTCATTCATCACAGCCCCGGATACCTTGCCCGCCGCGCGCGCTAATCGGTCTGCGGCTCCCTTGAACCCCGGATGGCCCCACATGAGAAGAGCCGCATCCATGTCGTGATGAATTTTGCGCACCTGGCGAACTGCGTTAATCCCCAGCGCTTCCTGTGACCGCTTGTACTGCTCCATATCCGGCGGTTTTTCCTCCACCCGGTCAGACATGAGCTTTACATTAAGCGCGTCGAGGCTTTTCATCCGCTCCGAAATAACGCTGTTCAACTGCTCGCGTACGCCGTTCAATTCTCCTATCAACCGTTCGACCTCCGCGCGGCGCTCGATGGATAAAGTTTCGGCCGATACGCGGGCGCGGCGTTCGCGCTCCATGTCGATCTCCAGTTGATCCCGTTCGCGCTCGCGGTCTCGCGCTTCACGGATCTGGATTTCCAGTGCTTCTGTCAGCGATTCGATACGGTCGG